ATAGATTTTTTATCGAATGGTTTTAAAATTAGAGATGGCTCTGCAAACTATGGATTTAACAATGCAAACACCTATGCATTTTATGCTGTAGCCGAACAAGGTGGACCATTTAAATATGCAAACGCAAGATAGGAGAAAATAATGCCGTGGAAATTAGGCAATACAGTAATTAAAGCAGGTAGCAGTTGGGTTGATGCTAGTAAAATAAGACACCCAAGTAATTGGTCTGTATGGTCGGATGACCAAAAGAAAGCTGTTGGTCTTGTATGGTCTAACCCATCACCACAAGATGCAGTATTTGATAATCGTTTTTATTCTGGCAGACAAGCAGATGGCACTTTAATAGAAAAAAGTTTAGCCGATACTCTATGGGTTGATGAAAGTGGTAATCCAAAAAATGACCCTTTAACAGGCAAACAAGGTGTAACAAAAGGACTTAAAAATAGTTGGAAAGACAGTACCAAAAAATATGCCCATGCTCTTTTAGAAAAAACAGATTGGTATGTAACTCGCAAAGCTGAATCAAGTACAGCTATACCAAGCGATATTTCTACTTATAGAACAAGTGTTAGAACGGCTACTAAAACAATAGAAGATAAGATAGATGCGTGTGATACACTTGCAAAGTTTATAGCTTTGTTTGATGTGCCTTCAGGGGGCAAAGCACCTATGTATGATTTTCCAGATGAGGTATCCTAATGAGAATAGCAGAAGTAAATTCTAAACTAACTACCCATGAGGCTGTTTGTGAAGAAAGACATAAAATATTAATTACTAGAATAACCAGGATAGAATCCATCATGCTTGGTTCGGCTGGTGCAATTATCCTATTATTATTAGGCATCCTTTTAAAATAAGAAAATAAATGATTGATCCAATTACTTTAAGTGCAGCCGTTAGTACTGCGTCTGCTGCATATTCGGCTGTAAAAAAAATGATAACAGCTGGTAAGGAAATTGAGGATATTTCTGAAACTCTTGGGAGGTGGATGACTAGTGTTTCAGATATAGATAATATAAATAAATCAGCACAAAATGCATCATCTTTGACACGGATGTTAAATGGATCTGTGGAAGAGGTCGCATTAAAAAGTTATGCCGCTAAAAAGAAAATTGAGGCACAACGAGAAGAACTTAAAAATTATTTAATTGGTAATTATGGGTTACAAGCATGGAATGACCTTATTAAAGAGGAAGGTCGCATTAGGCGCAAAAGAGCAGAACTTATTTACCAGGCTGAAGAGAGAAGGCAAGCGATGATTGAATACACAATTATGGGCATTGCAAGTTTTATTGGTCTTGCAGCAGTAGGTTGGATGGTATGGATTATAAGTATGTCTATGGCTGGTAAGTGATAGAAAATTTAATTTATTATATTATTATTGCTATTGTTTTTAGTAGCTTAATGATCTTAGTTGCATACAGTTCTCAAACAATGACAACTTGCCGCCTGGCAAAACAATTAATTGTAAAAGATACATTAGCTTGTATTTATGTTGGTGCTAATAATACAGAATATTTAAACAACATTCCTAAAGAGGTTGGTGTTTGCCCCAGGGAATATCAATGTCCATACAGACCAAACACAAAACCATTTAGTTTAAAAAATGTTATCAAAAGTATTAAAAAACAATTTAAAGATTAATTAATGGCACAAAAAAAATTACAAAAACAATCAGCATTTGCTGATTATGATAAAGATAATGATGGGATTGTAACAGACGAAGAAATTGCCAAAGAAGAAAAAATAATTCGTCTGGAAAATGCTGACAAAATGCAAGACCAACAGCGAATGATTTGTTGGGTTTCAAGTATTTCGTCAATTTGTTTAATTATATTGGTTTTAAGTCCTGTTATTCCAGATGCAAGAGTTGAAATGGTCACAGCATTACTTTCTACTTATATTGTGGCAAATTTAGGAATAGTAGCAAGTTTTATGGCAAGTACAGCTTGGACAAGGGTTAAGGAAAATGGTCATTGACATTAATATGGGTGCTTATTGTTTTCCTGGGCAATGAAAAAATGGAGCCAGTATTTGTTAATTCAATTGAGAACTGTTTGGAATTGCAACAGCGCGTATTAGGGCAAAATTTTAATCAAGTTATAGCATCAGGTACGTCTGTTAGAGCATATTGCATTCCACAAAGGACAGATCAAATTCAAGATTAATGGAAAGGATAATTAAATGTTAGGAACAATTTTAGGGGCAGTAAGTCCTATTGTCGATAAATTTATAGAAGACAAAGATCAAAAAAATAGATTAAAAGCTGAACTAGAACAAAGTTTAATTGGACTAAATTTAGCACAAGCACAATCAAATATTGAGCAAGCAAAACACCCTTCAATTTTTGTTGCCGGCGCACGCCCCGCTACTATGTGGGTCTGTACGTTAGGTTTAATGACTCAATTTTTCATCATGCCAATTGTTGAATGGGCAACTGCAATTTGGGCGCCTGAGATTGATCTTCCAAGTTTAAGGACAGAGGAATTAATGGCGTTAACACTATCACTTTTAGGTCTTGGAGGTTTAAGAAGTTTTGAGAAGTCAAAAGGCGTTGCAAGAGAGAATTTAAAGAATTAAAGACCTCCGGCTTTAAAAAAATCGTTTTTTAAGCGCCCTGAGAGGCATCAAACTGTATAGGGTAGTATCATTCAACCTACCTAATTTTAGGAGCATTAATGGATGTTAGAACAAGATGAAATGAAGAAATTAGTTGAAGAAATCAAAAGAGATGAAGGAACAGAAATTAGAAATGGCCGTCATGTTATGTACATAGATTCAGAGGCTCATGAGACAATTGGAATTGGAAGATTGATCGATCCTGATGTTCCTGGAGCGGGTTTAAGAGACAGTGAAGTTGAGCAAATGTTGCAAAATGATTTAGTCGAAATGATTGAAGAAGTTGAGAAAAATTTTCCCTGGTATTTAGATTTACCTGGCAATGCAAAAAGAGCATTAATAAACCAGGCATTCAATATGGGTCTTCCAAGATTAAAAACTTTTAAAAATATGCTAGCTAGTTTGCAAGAAGGTAAATTTGACGATGCCGCCACCCATGCATTAAACTCGAAATGGAGTCAGCAAGTTGGAGAACGGTCAAATCGAATTGCAGAATTATATCGCCAAAGCGCAAAATAAAATAGCGTTCTGACGGTAAGAATTTAGTCCTCTGACGGTTTAAATTATTTTATTAAAGGAGAAAAATTATGCCAGGATATCATTCCTTGATGGGTAAATACAAAAAAAAGAAAGACAAAAAACCTTCAAAATAGAGTGTGCCACTTTTGTGCCACTTTTTTTGTTACCTTAGAACACCATTCAAAGAGAATCACTTCTCTTGTGATCACAAAAAGCCCCCAAAAGCCCACATATTCCCACACAATGTACCATTTTAATGGACTGTCACGCCAGAGGTCGCGAGTTCAAGTCTCGTCACTCTCGCCACAATTTTCCCAATAAAAACAACGACTTAAGACGGTCTTGAGAAATAACTCAACGACCGTTTTTTTAGTTTGTGCCACTTTTGTGCCAGTTTGTGCCACTTTTTTGTTGTATTATTAACAGTAAATGTTAAATTAAAATTAATTATTGTTAATTATAGGGAGATATAACAGTGAAACATTTAAAGGTAATCAAATACAGAGATTACTTCACCATTAACGGATCAAGGATTGGTCTGCAACGGCGTCATGGGCATTATCCTACTAAGGCTATTGCGACTGAAGAGGCTGCTAAATTATTAGCAAAGCATACTCTAGGTCAGCTTGATGAAGTAATAGAATATAAAAACTTAAAGCAATGTGCCAAGGTATTTATTGATTATGAAAATGATCGTTTAGATCTTGGTAAAATTGCAGCAGAAACTTTAGAAGATACAAAAAGGGCTGTTCGGTTTTTAATTGGTGAATTTGAAGATCAACCTTCAAAAGATAGAATAAAAACTTACGAAGGTATTAAAATAGGTGGAACACATTTATCAAAGTTAGATTTGAAAAATTTTAACCGCACTAATAAAGATCAAATTGCCGTTAAGATCGAAAGTCATATCCAGGGAGATGCTAATACAAAATCTACTGCTCATAAAAGAGTGAAGGGAGCAAAACAGTTTTTTAAATTTTGTGTTAGAAAAGGCTGGATAATTATTAACCCATTAGAAGAAGTTAATATTGATGTTCATGAAGAGTATAAAGATAAGGCGCCAATAATTTCAGAATTAAATGTTAAGAAAATTATTAAGGATGGTCTTAAAGGTGAAGATTTTCTTCACCAGGTCGCAGTTATTTTATCTTTATCTACCGGTATAAGGCAGCAAGAGTTACGCGCACTTAAATGGGCTGATATTCATTTTGATGATAGTGGCATACATATTACCAAAGCCGTTAAGCATAAAACTAAAATTATTAATAAAACGAAAACTAAGCGTGGTGTTCGTTTTATAGCTGTTGATGAAGTTGTTCTTAATAAATTAAGAGAATTAAAAATCAGCACAAGATATTCAGCTGATGATGATTTAGTTTTTGCTACATCTAATGGAACAATAAAAGAAAGTAAAACATTACGCGAGTTAGCAAAGCGAATAAGCAAGCGTGCGGGTGTTAAATATATTAAATGGGGTGATCATAGACATTACCAAGCATCATCCCTTTTAAGAGGTTTAGGGGCAGATTGGGCTGAAGTGAGTAGTGTCCTTGGTCATTCCAACCCAACCTTTACTTATAAGCAATACGGTCACACAATTCGTAATACGCTTAAAAGTGCAAAAACTAGCAACATCTCAGCCAAGTCCATAGGTTTGAAATGAGCCAGCATACATACAATACCATAAGACTTAAATTAAATACAGCTAAGTGGTTTACTGATGCCTTTCATAGGCACAGTAAGCCACTAAAGCGGCACAAATTTTCTATAGGTGCAGTTAAAAATACAGAGCCTGGAATTATTTTAGGCATTGTAACAGTTGATATTTGTTCAAGTCATGCATGGAGTCAAAGGTCTGATCACATTGAAATTCGCAGACTTGTTATTAGAGATGATGGCTATGATACTAAAAATGTTGCAAGTTATCTATTAGGCAAGGCTATTACGGCGTGTTTTGCTATGGGTTATAAATCTATAATTACTTATACCCAACCAGGTGAAAGTGGATCTTCATTAATGGCTTTAGGGTTCCAGGCACAAAAATTTAAAGCCAAAAAATATACAGACAAAACTTATGAAGGGTTAATTCAATGGTGTCTTACAGAAGATTTTCAAAAAAACCCTGACTTTGAATTTACTAAAACTAATTTAATTAAATATAATGATTTTGTTGAAGGTTATAAAAATCGTAAATTTTTATAAAAGGCTAATTACTTTTATTCCTGAGTGGTAACCTTTGATTTTAACTTTGCAGTAAGGAAATTGTTTTTTTATTTCTGCTGTAAATTTTTCCTGGTATATTTTTTTTTCTTTATTATTAGCTATAAAAGCATTTATAGATTCACATTCAATAAATAGATGTGTTTTAAGTTTAACTTTATAAATATCATCAGCATCATCTCCCGGACATTTTCCAATAATTGTAAAACGATAAATATTCATTTAAAATAATTTCCCATTTTTTCTGCTCCAAATTTCATAAAATGTATTTGGGCTACAAGGCTCTTCCCAAATACTAACGGCTAAAGATCTATCAGGCTTTCCACCTTTTTGAAGATAATCTTCTCTCCAATCCATGTTTATAAATTTTGAAGGTCGATGTTTAATAAACTGTGCTTTACCCTTTTGACACGCCCAAAGACGTTCTGGACATATTAATGCCATACGTTTAACGCCTATATTAAATGCATGAGAGATGAAACTGCGGATATCTCTAAAGGGCGGATTAGTAATTAAAGTATCAGCAGCTGCTGTTTTAAAATTAAAAAAATTATTACCGGTTACAATATCATGACAAATAACTTTAAAACCATGTTCTCTTAATGCCTGGGCAAATCTACCATCTCCGGTGCATGGTTCCCATACTTCACCTTCCCAGGTTAAATGATCTACTAGAGCAGAAACAATGGAATGAGGGGTTGGATAAAAGTCGTTATCTTTTCTAGTCATTGCCAATATTAAATGATGACACAAATGGTTTTGCTTGGTTTGTGCTTGGTTGATCGGAATAACCTAATTTTTGAAGTTCTGATTTAGATACCCACCAGGTACTTCCATTTTTTATACCAAGTATTTTTTCTTCTTTTAAAAATTTATATACTCTTTTTCTAGTAGTATTGTTCCAATCGCCCCATAATATTTTGGCCACTTCTTCTGGAGAAAATAATATTTTATTCATTATTTGCTCCAAAAGGGAAATTAGCACCGTCTTTAGCCTCCTTATAGGCATTACCACTTTCCTGACTATCATTTTTATCGGCAGTATTATCTGCATTAATTTTTTTACTTTCTGCTATTAATTCATCACGGCGGTCATCGTTTAAAAACAAGCTGCAACTTCCTATAGTTTGATAATTTCCATCCCGCTTAATTTGAAATTGTAAATTAGGTTTTTCATTTGCCAGGGCGTAATACATTTCTAAAGATTTTTGTAAATTAGGATCTTGGATATTAAACCAAAACGATGCGCTTATTTGATCTTCTGCTCCAAAAGTTTCAAGAACTTTTATTCTACTGTTTTTAAATTGTGGTCTCATCCTTTAGCCTCTTTCTCATTTTTTAATTTTTTTTCTTTAGCCTGATAGCTTTTATCTAAATCTTTGTATGCATCTGCCTCTAACTTTTTTAATTCATTTAAACGGATGCTATTTTTTGACGCCCATCTCTGCAATTCTTCAAGTTTTGTAAAAGTCTCTAGCTGCGCTTTAAAGTCAGAAATTGTTAATTTATTTTGTTGTTGCAAATCAGATTGTTGTTGTACTGCATTTTTAACTTCATCAGCAGATGCTATTTTTTGCCCAGCTAAACCATAATTAGCAAGCGCGCGCCCCCATGAACTTGTTTCACAATTTTCTAAACATGATGTTTTATTTATATAATTTGCATTACGAAGTTCTTCAGCATAACCGGTTGCAAGAACATTACCCTCTCGGTCACGAACTTCTGTTTGAAACACAACTCTTTCATCAGTATCAACAATAAGATTAGATATTAAACTAAGGTGCTGGTAATATTTTCTAAAAATATTTACTCTTGAGGCAACATCAATATACCCTTTTAATTTACCATCTTTAATTGTAGGGGCATTTTGTAATTCTTTTTGAATTAAATTATATGTTTCAAAATCTTCATCAATCATTTTGACCCTCTACCTTTCTTGTATTAAAAAATTTTGGATAGTCTGGATTTTTTTCCATCCATAACCTGGCATAGTAGGGAACCAGGTGATCATTTAATTTAAAAGCCTCATTAGTCTTCATATTAAGTTTTGTCTCCCATCGAATACGCTCAAATATCATTTGGCTCCCCATACTTTTTGCACCTTTAATAATTGCCTCTTTTGTAAAATTATCCCAAAGGTCGTAAACCTCTGGATATTTTTCGTGAAACAAACGAAATTTTGCATCGCGCATATTTATAGGTGTATTCATTTGGGCAAACATATTGTTCATTTTAAAATCCTCCAATTTTGTAAAATTTCCATCATAAGTGCTAAATCCTCATCACTGAGTTTTGCCATAAGTTCTAAAATTTTCTTTTTTGTTTTTTCTAAATTTTCCTCTTTTGTATTTTCTTTTTTCTCCATGGTTAAAACCCCCATAATTGCTTTGCCTCTCGTAAAACTTCTGGTTGATAATCCCAAGCCCACATATGATTGAATTGCGGGGTAATAATTCGTAATAATGACTGAACATCCTTTGCTGCTTTAAGTTGGTTCTCGCGAATTAGCAACTGACCGGTCATATAACGAATAACGCCGTTTAGAGCCTCTTCTGTAAGAAGTTCGCAATTTTGGTCAGTAAATATCCTAAAATCATTTTTATTGGCGTATACAATCGCTTGAGGGCGTTTTTTTTCAAACCAATAACCCGCTACTTGGCAAACATGAGAATATAATGGTTTGCTAGGTAAACTTGCAGTTGTTTTGCCGGATTTTGCTTTTGAACTGATAGAAGACCATTTGGTTTTTAATTCTATCGATCCATTAAAATCAGGAATGCCATTATAAGGGAGATTTAGTCCTGGCATTTTAAACATTAAGTTTTCCTCACCCTCAAGTCGATTGATGCGCAGCTGGTTGGCTGCCTCTTTAATGCCATTACTTGCTGATTTATATACATCAACAAATTCGGCAATATTAATTTGATGCTTATCAATATCTTTCCCATTATCCCAATTGCGGGGATGATAGTTCTCAAAAAAATCGGAGCCAAAAGATATTACACTTTGCTCCGATTCGTTTTCCAATAATAATTTATTGCACATTTCCTGGACAGATCTACCCGCCATCATATTAGCGTTATCATCTCTATAAAAATTAATTGTCTCATACGCTAAAGCAGCGGCATCAGACTTATTATTAGATTTTATAATTTCCCAGGCATGATCTTTTTTAGGTCTTATAAAACACTTATCAAAGTAGACCTGACAGATCGGTCGTGATTCGGGATTAGAATGCCAATAATAGTGTTTATTTGCCGCCCAGGTGGGAACAGTTGGTATCGAGGTCATATACATCTTTCTAACAATTTTGAAATTTTAGAGTAATTCCACTTGACGTCTACTGTCAAGTAAAAGATTAATAAAAAATCAATTAGGTATCAAATTGATGTTATTTAACTGTCAATTTTACTGTTAACTTATGAACGCCAGCTAAATTCTAAACCGATAAGATCAGGGCGAAAGGTCACTGATAAAATTGGCATTGCATATTGCAACACTACATCGGTTTGAACTTGCCCACCTTGCACAGAAAAATGAGGAACACAAGTAAAGGATTGTCTTTGTCCATTAATCTCATTTGTTGATGGTGGGTTTGGGTAAATTTTTTTAACGCTTACTATGTTATTGCTGCATTTAATAACACATATCGCCCCATAACACTGCTGCTGGATACGACTATATTCCATATACTTTGTATCAACATAAATGATATGGTCGTTAAAAGAACTATCATCGCAATCTTCATTTACAATGACCTGGACTGAGGGCTTATAAGGAAAAGGGGAAGTCAAATAGCATTGTCTTTCTGAATTATCGAGAACCCGAATTTTAATCATATTGTTAAAACCAAAAACTTTAATTTGTTTATGATCAAATAATATTTGCTCTGGTCTTGTGCCTAAAATATTAGCGTACTCAATAGCGTCTTGCACAGAAAACTTTGATCTTCCGCTAATATGCCTGGACAAAGATTCAGGTGCTATCCCTTTACGTCTTGCTACTTCTTCTTTTGTGTAGCCTGACTGTTGTATGTATTTATCTAAATTACTTTTAAAAGCCATGTCGATCATTATACTTCTCCCTTCCTTTAAATACTAATGACATTTTCTGACAATTATGAAATTAGATAATTAACATTTTGACTATCTACTGTCAATAATGTTACAAATTGTTATGACATTAAATGAATATCGAACACAACATAAGCTGAGTTTTGAGAGGCTTGCCACAATATGTGGTGCAAGACACGCCACTGTAGCAAGGCGTTGGTGTCTACCTACGAATCACAAAGATCGAATGATTCCCAATAAAAAGTTTATGCTTGTGATACAAAACATAACGATGGGCGCGGTTCAGCCTAATGATTTTTACCGCAATGATTGAAGAAGAGTTTCAGCAGCTGGTTGTAAATTGGCTGGACAACGCTTTACCTAATGGATCTCTCTATCATCATTCACCGAATGAGGGTAAACGTCATGTAAGTTTTAAAATGAAATTAAAAAAGCTGGGCATGAAAGCGGGATGGTGTGATTTAGAGATTTATGTTCCAGGCAAACATTTTCACAATAAGACATTTAAGCCAATATTCATTGAATTAAAATCGCCAACCGGCAAAGGAAAGCTATCGCCATTCCAGGAGAGCGTTCAAGAGCAGTTAAAAAATATTGGTTGTCATGTTCTGACAGCTAACAAATTAGATACAATTATATTCTTTTTAAATGAGTTAATAACGCTACGCGATAATGGCAACCGTTCTGGCATTGAAAAGTGGGGAAGGATGGTTGGTGCTTAAATGATAAGTTTTAGTAAACAGATACCTGGTGCTGATCTAAGGGTTATTAGTTTAGGTGCTGGGGTTCAATCGTCTGTTATGGCACTAATGGCTGGTATGGGTAAAATAACACCCATGCCTGATTGTGCAATCTTTGCTGATACAATGGATGAGCCAGATGAAGTTTACACACATTTAGATTGGTTAAAAAAAGTATTACCTTTTAAAATATTTACAGTTTCAAAAAATGGAAAACCTTTAAGCGATGCCCTTGTGGCTTTGTCAAATAAAGATACAAAAAATGGAGTAATGGCTCCATTACACTCAAAAGAGTATAGAATGTCATTAAGGCATTGTACAAGAGCCTATAAAATTGAACCTATCAAAAATAAAATTAGAGATTTATTAAATGTTAAAAAAAGACAAAAGGTTTCAAAAGGCATCATGGTGGAACAATGGATAGGTATTTCAACAGATGAATTACAAAGGGTTAAATTTAGCAACATAAAATATATAGAAAATAGATATCCTTTAATTGAACAAGGGATGAACAGAAATGACTGTAAAATTTTTTTTAATAATTATTTTAAAAACAGATCGTTACCCAGATCGGCTTGTGTGTATTGCCCTTTTAAAAGAAATGATGAGTGGCGTTATTTAAAAGATAATGACAAAAAGGGTTGGGAAAAAGCCATTCAAATTGATGAAAAGTTAAGAATAGATTTTCATGGCAAAGAGCAATTTGTTCATGAATCAAGAGTTCCTTTAAAAGATGCTGACTTATCGACAGCCGAAGATAGAGGGCAATTAAACTTTCTGGATGAATGTGAAGGGATGTGTGGCGTATGAGATGTAAACAATGCAAAGGCAAAACAAAAGTCCTGGACAGTAGGGAAGATGGTATTGAGATTAGGCGCCGCCGGAGATGTTTAAAATGTCCTGCTGTTTTTTTTACCAGGGAAATTTATTCTGACGAATCAGTTCGGCGTGAGAATAAATTACAAAACAGAGATGAAAAGAAAATTGTTAAACCAAAAACTTTCTTGCCAAAATATATAAAAAAACGAACCGAAAATCCCATGGGTTTACAAGATATTTGGAGCGAAGTGACTGACTCCAGTTTTACCTTAAGAGAATTAGGTGTTGACAAAAAATGAATGACAGAATTAAAATTATTTCTACAAACTTAAAGCTAGCTATACAGCAAGCTATACAGAATAAAGAATCCCTACATAGTAAAAATAAAGCTAGCTATACATCTATACAGTATAGAGAGGGATTAACGCGCGCTTTAAAATCGACCAGCGTTCCCTACAAAATGGGCAAGGATCATCGCCGTAACCATCCGGATGATTGGCGTTTATCAAAGGCTCTAAAAAAGGTCAGACCGTTCTTGTCTGTTCACGACTATTCCAACTTTATGAAGGCCTTATCTCAAGCATCGCTTACAGAAAGAGAAAAGATTGTTACAAGTATCGAAAAAATTAAAAGTTAATGAACTTTTAGATTTGTTCTTTGAGGCAGCTGAAACAAATAGAAAGCTACCACCAGCTATTAAAAAGCAAAAGCTATCGACATGGGTCGATTACCCTAAAGATTGGCATAGTTATGGCTGGACACAAGCTGGCACTACAATAACAAAAGCAACACCAGAGCAGATTAGCCGCTATGACCTGGCATTAGATTTAGCAACGCTACTTGATGTTAAAGAAAGAAAGATTGTTTGGGGCATAGCTTATTCTGCTGCTTATCGACAACGCGGAGCGCAATGGACTAAGGTTAGTAAAATGCTCGGTTATAAAGATCCCAGGATAATCAAAAGACAGTTTGATGAGGCGTTATTAAAATTGTATTACTTGCAAAAATAATTTTGCCGAATGTCATGAAATGGCGTACTATTTCTTTAACATTGACTATATATAGGTATAGACAATGTTTTTTCCTCCTCAAATTTAACTTTTATGCAGACTACAGTTTATAGGATTGCTGTAGTCTGTATTTTTTTATGATTATGCCAAATATAAAAGTAACGAAAACATTATTAAAAGACATTTGTGATCGCTTGGCGGTTGGTGATAGTTTGATTAAGATTTGCAAAGATACAGCTATGCCTGATTATCGCTCCGTCATTCGTAAAGTTCAGCAAGATGAAGAGATGTGGGAAATGTATAGAAGAGGGCGGATATTACAAGCAGAATACTATAGTGATCATATCAATGATCTTGCTACATCACCACTTCCCGAAGGGGAAGAAGTCGATAGCAGAATATTAAATGCTGAAGTGCAAAGACGGCGATTAGAAATTGATACGCTTAAATGGACTTTTGCCAGGATACAGCCTTATGGTTTAAGAGATAAGAAAGAAGACGCGAATACAAATAATGGAAGTATAGTTTTAACCTGGGCTAATGGAGAAGTTACAGCTAGTGGGTCATGAATTTTCTAAAACTATTCAGATTAAAGATAAATGGTACACATTTAAAAGCAAAGTAGCTGGCGTAACATTATCAGAAAGTAATCTAAAAAAACTTTATAGTAACAATCAAATTAAACCAATAGCTGTTCATGGAGATCTTCCATCTGCTACAGCATTTGCTAAACAACGATCAATAATGGGAAAGCATAAACATGACAAAAAATAAAGGTGTAGAAAAAATGTACCAAACAAATAAGACAACAGTTAAACAAGCACCAAAGCCTTTGTCTTTCTTTCATTGGCTAGATCATTGGCTAAATGTAAAGAATGGTCTTGGTAGTTGAGAGATTATAAAAAGGAATATAGAGAGTATCACTCTAAGCCTGATCAGATACAGAATAGATCTTCCAGGAACAGTGCTAGACGTAAGCTATCTAAGCTGGGTAGAGTTAAACTTGGAGATGGTAAAGACGTAGACCATAGCGATGGGAACCCTAAGAATAATAAGCTAAGTAATCTTAGTGTGATGGGTAAGAGTAGGAACAGATCGAAGAAGTAGATATATATAAAAGGCTCTGTGTTGCGATTGCTACGCGCGTGAGTCTTTGTTTTTTGAAATGGCTTTATAGTCCGGCGGTCGTTGGCTCTGTAATCCAGGCATAGATTTAAATGCCAGAAGAATGTTACGACCTTGTGCCACTAGTGTGCCACTTTTTGATCACGAATTTCCTATGCAGACCCCCTATACACCCGAAACATGGGCGCCGGATGTAGTAGCGTTAATATAGCCTAAGGAGAGTGTCTTACATCTATGCAGATTGTTATTCCATATTCTCCAAGACCCTTGCAGCAAGAGTTGCATGATTCTTTGGATAATCATAGGTGGGGCGTTATTGTTTGTCATCGAAGGATGGGCAAGACAGTGATGGCAGTTAACCATCTATTACGGGCTGCAATATTGTGTGATAAGCCCAACCCCCGGTATGCTTATTTAGCACCGACATACCGCCAGGCTAAGAGCGTTGCCTGGGATTATATTAAAGTATTTTCGGGGAAGATACCGGATGTAAAGTTTCATGAGACAGAATTGCGCTGTGACCTCCCCAATGGCGCAAGGATTAGTCTTTTAGGAGCAGAAAATCCGGACTCATTGCGAGGCATTTATTTAGATGGATGTTTCATGGATGAGGTTGCTGATATGCCGGAGAGTGTTTTCCCTGAGGTCATACGCCCGGCATTATCAGATCGGAAAGGGTTTTGTTATTTTGTTGGTACACCCAAAGGGCAGAATATGTTTTTTGAATTGTATGAGCAGTCATTGCATAGTGAAGGGTGGTTAACAGCGATACACAAGGCATCAGAAACGGGGATTGTTGATGAAGAAGAATTAGACAGTGCCAGGGAAACGATGACATCCGATCAGTATGCCCAGGAATATGAATGCAGCTGGGTTGCGAATGTTCCCGGTTCGATTTATGGAAAAGAGTTAGAAAAGGCGCAAGAGGATGGCAGAATAAGTAATGTACCTTATGAGCCAAGGGTAAAGGTTGATACCTGGTGGGATTTAGGTGTTGGTGATTCAACAGCTATTATTTTTACGCAATCGGTTGGGCGCGCAATTCATGTGATTGATTGTTATGAATCGCGTGGGCAAGGTTTGCCGCATTATGTCAGTGTTTTACAGAAAAAGAATTATTTGTATGGGGAGCATTTTGCACCGCATGACATTGAAGTTCGTGAATTAGGCACCGGCAAATCTCGAAGAGAGATAGCCTGGGATTTAGGATTAAATTTTCGTGTTGTACCGAAATTACCGTTAGAGGATGGTATTCATGCTGGACAGATTATTATTCCGCGTTGTTGGTTTGATAAAGAAAAATGCAAGGATTTATTGGATGCATTACGTCATTATCACCGAGCATATAATGAAAAAAATAGAGCGTTTCGTACAAGCCCCGTACATGATTGGTCATCGCATTATTCGGATGCCTGGAGATATATGGCAATTGGTATTAAAGAAACAAAAACAGATGGAAGACCGCCGCAACGATTAGCGAATATGGATTATAACCCTTTTAATCAACTTATAGGAGCCTAACATGGGATTTATGCGAAGTCGCAAACCACCTCCCCCGCCGCCGCCACCTCCAGCACGCCCGGTTATTACACCAGCGCAAGTAAAAGAGACAAAACGTACCGAAGATATTAATGCGCAGAAAAAAGGGCAAGCCGCATCAATAGTTACCGGTGGTCAAGGTCTCTTAAGCGAGGCGCCAACAAATGTTCCAACATTATTAGGGCAGAATAAACTTAAATGAGTATAGATAAACAAGCGGTAACGCTTTTAAAACGATTTTCATCTTTGCAGCAGCAGCGCTCTAATTGGGAGTCGCATTGGCAAGATATTGCGGACTTTATAGTTCCAAGAAAAGCGGACATTACAAAAAAACGTACTGCTGGTGATAAGCGCACCGAATTAATTTATGATGGCACGGCAATTCATGCCGCAGAATTAATGGCGGCGTCATTACATGGAATGTTGACTAATGCGAGTACGCCCTGGTTCCATTTACGATTTACTAATGATGAATTTGATAGCGATGACCAGGCTAAAGAGTGGCTGCAAAGTGCAACGGATATTATGTACCAGGAAATTCACCGGTCAAATTTTCATGAGGCAATTCATGAATTATATTCTGACCTGGTAACATTTGGTACAGCGGTAATGTTTATAGATGCACAAAAACCTGAGAAGGGTGATGGGTGGTCGAGTTTATTACGATATAGCACCAGGCACATAGCGGAATGTTATTTAGCGGAAGATGACCAGGGGCGGGTTGATACCGTATACCGTGAGTTTAAAATGTCTGCCAGGGCAGCTGCCAAACAATTTGGTGAAGACAAGATAGGCAAAAATATTGCCAAGGTTTTAAAAGAAGACCCACATGAAATGGTTAAATTAGTTCATGTTGTTATGCCGCGTAATGATCGCGATGTTAATAAAGTTGATTCATTAAATATGCCGTATGCCTCTATTTATTTAGATCCGGAAGATAAGATTATATTAAGTGAGGGCGGTTATATGGAAAATGCATATGTATCGCCGAGATACCTTAAAGCCTCCTTCGAGGTGGGTTATGGAAGATCTCCCGCCATGAACAGCTTGAGTGATACGAAAATGTTAAATAAGATGTCTGAAGTGACAATTCGCGCCGCCCAGCTGCATATTCATCCGCCACTAATGGTTCCAGATGATGGGTTCCATTTGCCGGTAAGAACAATTCCTGGGGGATTAAATTTTTACCGAAGTGGAACAAGAGATAGAATTGAGCCATTAAATATTGGCGGTAATAATCCTATTGGGCAAGAAATGCTAGAACAAAGACGCCAGGCAATTCGTGCGGCGTTTTATGTTGATCAATTAATCCTGGGCAATAGTCCAAATATGACGGCAACAGAAGTTATTCAAAGAACGGAAGAAAAAATGCGCTTGTTAGCGCCAGCCCTGGGAAGACTCCAGGCGGAACTTTTACATCCGTTAGTTAATCGAACATTTAATTTATTAGCTAGAAATAAGATGTTTGCTCCAGCACCGGATTTTATGCAAAATGGTGAGATTGATATTGAATATGTATCACCATTAGCAAAAGCACAGCGTTCTGGAGATGTTCAAAGCGCCATGCAATTATTTCAGTTCTTAGCGCCATTAATGCAAGTCGATCCAAGTGTTGTCGATTACCTGGATATGGATGGATTAGCCCAGCATATTATTAAGGTTACTAATATTCCGGCAACAGTTGTTAGAGGTGAACAGCAAGTTGCGCAATTACGCGAACAGCGCCAGGCACAAGAGGCACAAATGCAACAGATGCAGCAAGGCGCTGAAATGGCAAAAGCGGCGGGTGAAGGTGCGCCGGCACTTAATGCTCTTGATAATTTATCACCGGATGGTAAAGCGGCAATAGCAGAAGGATTAGAAGATGTTGACGCCACAACAGTATAAAGAAATTTACAAACAACTTTTTAAAAGTTCTGAAGGAGAAAAAATTTTAGAAGATTTAGGAAAACGATTTAATATGGAATCAACATCGTATGTTCCTAATAGCGATGAAACTATTTATAGGGAAGGGCAGCGGTCAGTTCTTATATTTATTCATCGCATGATTACTGACACTAAACTTATAGAGGAGAATATTGATGGCTGAAGACCAGGTAGCGGATGCCCCGGAAAGCGGACAAGCACCGTCTGAAAATGTCGTAGAATTTAATTTTAGAGATCATTTAGAAGATGATCTTAAAACAAACCCAGCCCTTGCCAGCTATAAAGATATTAATGGCATGGCCAAATCATTAGTTAACGCTCAAAAAATGGTTGGAGCAGATAAAATTGCTATTCCTGGGTCTTGGGCTAATGAATCCGATTGGGCTAATGTTTACACTAAGCTAGGAAGACCAGACAGTACGGATGGTTATGAAATAGATCCTGGTGAAGGGGCTGTTGATGAAAATGTAAAGCGATTTAAAGAGATGGCTTTTAATGCGGGATTAAATAACCGCCAAGCCCAAATGTTATTAACAGAATATAATTCTATGGTCAGCGATTGGACTACAAAAACAGCAGAAGAAACACAACAATCCCAGGTAAAAACGGAAACAGCGTTACGAAAAGATTGGGGTGATGCATATGAACGAAATATGCAGCAAGCTAATGAAGTTGTTGATCAATTTGGTGAAAAGGAATTGATTGATTTAGATTTGGGCAATGGAACCAAAATTGGTGATAATGAGCAGCTTATAAGATTATTTGCTAAAATTGGAGCATTTATGCATGAAAAAATGGGTGAAGACAGTTTTAGCGGTCGTGATAGTGAGCCTGGCATGAGTAACACCGATATTCAAACAACTATTGCGCGAATGACAGCCCCAGGTACAGCGTATTGGGATAAAATGAATCCTCAACATGACAATGATGTCCAAGAAGTATTACGATTAAGGAGTTTATTACATGGATGATAAAGAATTACGCCTAGAGTGTTTAAAATTAGCGGTCAGCTATGGATCTGTAAATACAATTAAAGATCCGGTTGGACTTGCAAAAAGTTACCTTGAATGGATTCATGAAAAAGAATCTACCAAGGTGAATAAATCTGGAGATAAGGCTAATAAGACAAAATAGCCCCTTTAGCGTTAGCTTAACGTAAAGCTAGAGTAATTGGCTTAACCAATAGTTTACCCCTTAAAAGGATAAGTACGCGAAATTTCACTTTAACTTTAATTTTTAAATAGGAGATTTTGCAATATCTACGCAAATAACAACAGCGTTTGTGAACCAATTTTCAGCAAACATTCAAATGCTAAGTCAGCAAATGGGCAGTCTTTTACGTTCCACTGTGGATGTAGAAACAGTCAATGGTGAAAAAGCATTTTTTGATCAAGTTGGTTCCGCTGCGGCAGTTTTAAGAACGTCACGGCACGCCGATACACCTTTAGTAGAAACCCCACATTCGCGCAGAATGGTTACATTATCTGATTATGAATACGCGGATCTGGTTGATACTCAAGATAAGGTAAGACTTTTAGTCGATCCAACTTCAACTTACGCTAGAGCAGCAGCAGCTGCTATGGGTAGGGCAATGGATGACGTAATAATAGCGGCTTTTTATGGAACAGCCCAAACCGGTAAAGATGGTTCTACATCAACATCATTTCCAGCTGGCAATAAAATTGCTCATGGAAGTGCTGGTTTAACCATTGCTAAATTGGTTGAGGCAAAACAGAAACTTGATGAAAGTTCTGTTGATCCATCAATTCCAAGATTTATTGCTTGTTCACCAAAACAGATTTCTGATCTGTTAAATAACACAACTGTCACATCGGCGGACTACAATACGGTTCGTGCCTTAAGCCAGGGACTCATTTCAGATTTCGTTGGATTTAGATTTGTGGTTACTAACCGTTTACCGGTTGATAGCAACAGCGACAGAAGAGTGTTTGCCTGGGCGCAAGACGGAATGAAATTGGCTGTTGGGAAAGAACCAAACGCCAAAATTGATGAGCGTGCCGATAAGTCCTATTCAACTCAAGTTTACTATTGCCAGACCATTGGAAGTACAAGAATGGAAGAGGCAAAAGTAATTGAAATAGCTTGTTCAGAATAGGAGATAGAAAATGGCTACAGTTTATTCAGTTCAAAAAACCAAATGGGATCAAAACACTCCAAAAGAGTTTATTAAACCCAATGAATTAAGCGGCAGAGTTCGTATAGCTTATGCATCATATGAGGCATCAAGTTTATCTGCTGGTGACGTCATTGAAATGTTTAATTTACCTAATGGAGCAAGAATCCTTAGTGGTGAATTAGTGCATGATGCATTAGGTAGTAGTACAACATTATCCGTTGGTCACGCTGCCTATACAAACTCAGCTGGTACTGCGGTTGCTTTAGATGTTGATGAATATAAAGCAGCAGCGGCATCTACTAGCATCACAACTGTTGATATTGCGGCAACATCCGCATTAGGTAAAAACAGTGTTGTTGATGCTAATGAAGATGGTATTCCAATCACTGTTGTTCTTGCGGGAGCAGCTGGAACCGGAACCATTGAGTTAACAATGTATTATGTTGTTGATTAAATAACAGAGAGGGGAAAATGGCATCAGAAGTTGAAATATGTAATTCGGCATTAAATTTAATTGGCGCCTCCAATATTTTAAATTTAACCGAAGATTCTAAGGCTGCAAGAATTTGCAATCAAAGATATGCTTTCATTAGAGATGCTGTTTTCCGCTCGCATCCCTGGAACAGTCTAATAACCAGGGTTTCTCTTACAGCGGATACCACAACACCCGCATTTGATTATTCTTATCAATTTACTTTACCAACCGATCCTTATTGTTTACGAGTTTTACGCTTACAAGATAATGATACCGTTCATACTATTGAAGGTCGCAAAATCTTATGCAATGAAAGTACAATTAAATTAATTTACGTTGCTAGAATTTTAGATGTTAATTTATATGATCAATTATTAATGGAGACAATTGCAGCCAGGCTTGCAGCGGACATTAGTTATGCCCTGGTTAATAGCACAAACCTAACACAGCAATTAGAGCGTCAATATGATAGTAAAATACGCGAGGCGCGTTTTGTTGATGCTACAGAAGGAACACCTGATAACATTACTAACCTTACTGATAAAACATATCAAGAAGGTGATTTGTTTATTGCATCGAGGTTTTAGATGGCAAAAATTACAGATGCGAAGGTTAATTTCACAGCTGGTGAATTATCTCCGCGTTTATATGGTCGAACAGATTTAGGGCGGTATGCAAATGGGGCAACTTCCCTGGAAAATTTTTTAGTTCAGCCTCATGGTGGGTTAACGCGAAGGCCAGGAACAAAATTTGTAAGTGAGGTAAAAACTAGTTCAGCCCAAACACGACTTATTCCATTTCAGTTTAATGTGACACAATCGTATATCCTGGAATTTGGAAATACTTATATTCGATTTTATAAAGATGGTGGTGTTATATTAGCAAGCGGGTCTTCTAGTGCTTATGAAATTTCATCACCGTATACTACCGCTGATCTGAGTGAAATTAAATTTGCGCAAACCGGTGATGTTATGTATCTGGTTCATCCAAGTTACAATTTACGAAAGTTAACCCGGACAGATCATAATGCCTGGACATTAACAGAAGTATCTTTGTTGCGCGGTGCTTTTATGGATAGAAATACAGTGCGCGATGATTTTTTATCATCAAGTGCTTTAACCGGATCAGTAACTATCACAGCTACCGGACATACGCCTTTTGCAGCAACAGATGTTGGGCGCTTAATAAAATTGTATAAAGGTTTTGTTAAAATAACAGCTTATACAAATACCACCACTGTTACAGCAACTGTTCAAACCCTGGTCGATGGTCGAGCAGAATTAATGCCAACATATACGGCAACAACTTTAAGCGCGCATGAAGGAGATCCAAGTTCAACCGGACTTGCTCATAATGATCGTATTGAAGATACCGGCGCGCAGTTTATTGATGAAGGTTTTGAAGAAGGAATGTATGTTGATGTTAGTGGGTTTTCCACCAGCGCTAACAATGGAACAAAACGATTAATTGTTAGTTTAACTGATTCAACAATGACATTTGCACCAGCTGTTGATTTGGTTAGTGAGGCGGCGGGGCAAAGTGTTACAATTACCGGTGCTGTTTATAATACAAATGGTGATGATAAATGGGCATTAGGAGCATTTAGCACCACAACCGGATTTGGTCGTACTGTGGCATTTTATGAGCAAAGGCTCGTCATAGGTGGAACAGCAACACAACCGCAAACATTATTTTTTAGTCAATCTGGTGATTTTGAAAATTTTGAAAGCGGAACTGATAATACAAGCGCATTAGTTTATACAATTGGATCTAACCAGGTTAATGTCATACGATATTTATCATCTATTCAACAGTTAATAGTTGGAACGTCTGGTGGTGAATTTATTGTTCGTGCATCAGGTCAAGATGAGCCATTAACGCCGACTAATACCCAAATTAAACAGCAAACTACTTATGGGTCTTCAAACATTCAGCCTATGCAAGTTGGGAATGCTGTCCTATTTGTTCAAAGAGCAAAACGAAAAATTCGCGAAATGATTTTTAGTAATGACGTTAATGCTTTTTCTGCTCCTGATATGACAATATTAGCAGAACATATTACAGCTGGCGGCATAACAGAAATGGCTTACCAGCAAGAACCTGACTCTGTTGCCTGGTGTGTGCGAGCAGATGGTCAATTAGCGTGTATGACCTATCGAAGAGAAGAGCAAGTTGTTGCCTGGCATAGGCACATTATTGGCGGAGTGTTTGGAAGTGGTGATGCGGTTGTTGAAAGTGTTGCAACCATCCCTGGTGATTTAGATGAAGATCAAGTGTGGGTTATTGTTAAAAGAACAATAGGCGGTGCTACAAAACGATATGTAGAATATTTATCAAATTTTGATTTTGGTACAGATATAGAGGATGCATTTTTTGTCGATAGCGGTTTAACGTATTCAGGGAGTTCAGCAACGGTTATTAGTGGTTTAACGCACCTGGAAGGTCAAACGGTTGCTGTTCTTGCCAATGGTTCCTCTCATCCAAATAAAACGGTAAGTAGTGGGTCTATAACCTTAGATCGATCTGCCACAAAAGTTCACATAGGGTTGCCTTTTAATAGTGAATTAGAAACATTGCGAATTGATGGAGGTTCAGCAATAGGAAGTTCACAAGGCAAAGTTAAAAGAATTGCTGATGTTACTGTAAGATTATATAGGACAGTTGGTTTAAAAGTTGGAACTAGTAGTTCACAGCTTGACCGCGTACCGTTTCGATCTTCCGCTGACTCAATGGATAAAGCGGTAAGTTTATTTACCGGTGACAAACAAATAGAATTTAATGGTGGTTTTGATAATGATGCGACAATTTTTCTTCAACAAGACCAGCCTTTGCCTATGTCTATATTAGCAATATATCCGACATTGACTGTTTTTGATAAATAACAAATAGGTGTTTATGCCAGGACAATATTACATAAGTAATCATTTAAAAAGATTTTATTATTTAATTAGTCTTAAAGAACCTTATGCCGGCGATGGTAACATTAGGGTTGTTCTTGATGCTAGAAATGAAGAAGAGGCAAAAGAATTAGTTTTTAAAAAGCTAACATTAGAAAAAAAGAAGTTTTTTAAAAACATATAATGCAAATTGTAAATTTTAATATTAGCCATGCTGATGCTCTTTTAGCAGAGTCATTAAATGATGAAAAAAACAGACCGGTTATTCAGTTAATCGAATTTGTTAAAGAAATGTGTAAAGCAGAATTAAGTTTTACCGGTATTATTAATGATGAATTAATTGCTTGTGCTGGCATTTATGAAATTTGGGATGGTGTTGGTGAGGCATGGTTTTTAGGCAGCCAAAAGATGAATCAACATCCAATAAAAATATCCAGGGCAATTAAAAAAAATTTAACCAGGATAATGAAAGAAAAAAACTTTCATAGAATCCAGGCTCATGTTCGCATTGATTATAAGAAAGCAATTAAATTTGCCGAGTTTGTGGGCATGAAAAATGAGGGTGAAATGCAAAAATACACACCCGATAAAGTTAACGTACTACGATATGCAAAGGTAATATAATGAGTCCATTTACAATAATTGGTGCTGGTATTTCTGCCATGGGCGGAATGAAAGCCGCAAAAGGTGTTCAACAAGCTGGTGAATACAATAAACAGATTTATGACCGTAATTCAGAAGTTGAAAAAAACAAAGCGGAATATGCGCAATTTAAAAATGAATTAGCAATATCACGCTTTAGAGAAAAATTTCAGCAGTTAAATAAAGCGGCATCCCAGGCATATATGAAAAGCGGGATTGTATCAACAAGCGGAACAGCACTAGAAGTGCAGTTAGCAAATGCTGTTGAGGCGGAAAAAGATATACAAATGATGAAAGTTAACGCCGAGGCAGAAAAAACAGCATACATCGAAAGTTCTATAAATATGAAATTAACCGGTCAATTAAAAAAATATGAGGCTAATATGCAAGCGCGCGCTATGCGAACTCAAGCAATGGGCAGTTTATTGTCGAGTTTTGCTTAATGAAAGTTCCTACATATACATCGCAAGTTGGAATGCCAAAAACTTATGGAGGCGGTACTTTAACAGCACAAGCAAGCCCTGGTGCTTGGGCAGCCCAAGGACAAGCCTTACAAAAAGTAGGAAATTTATTTTTTAATGTTGGTCAAGAGAAAGAAAAGATAGAGGCACAAAATCAGGTTAATCGTGCAAGTATATTATTAAAAGATGACATTTTTAACTTAACACAACAATTTGAACAAGAGGCTGCGCTAAATCCTAATCAAGCAGAACTTAATTATGAAAAAGAATTACAAAATTTATTTAAAACTTATACAAGCGGAACAAAAACTGATGGCAGTGGAAATTTACTATTAAATAAAAGAGCAGTAGGGTCTTTTGGTTTTCCAGCCCAGGAAATGATTAGTAATAGTCTTATTAAATTTAAAGAAAACAATGCCAAGCGTATTAGTGATCACGCTAAACATAATGTTAAAATAAGCATAAAAAATAAAATACGGAATATTGCCGATATGAATATTCCAATAGAACAAAGGTTAAAGTCATTTAACGAAATTTTTAATGCGGAAAATGGCATTATACCAATGGCTGGTCAAGCGGGTTATTTTAGAGGAAATGAACTTGTTACATTAAATGATCAGGCATTAGAAGATGTGATAGTTGGAACTTTAAGAGATGCAATGACTCAACCGAATAATGATGATGCTTTAGGTATTGTTTTAGGTCTTGCTGCTGGTAAATCAAATGATCCATTAATTCAAAAAATTCTTGATGCTAACCTTTTAGACCCAAGCAAAAAAATGTCTATTATTAATAGCTTAAAGTCTTTAGCTGGTAGTATTGATGAAGAGAGAGAAAACAGAGAAAAAGCGCTTGAACTAGAGGCATTAAATAATGACAAACAAATTTTTAGCGACATTTTTAAATTAGATCCAATTAAAGATATAGATGAAATTAATAAATTAAAAACTGAATTGTATAATTCTGATACAGATTTTATAGATGCATCAAAACGAAATGCTTTAGATAATTTTACAAAACCAGAAGACCCAGAAACGGAAAAACAAACAAAATCAGATGATAAGGCTATTGCGCATTTAAATAAACTTGATAATGAAAATTTATTAACATTTGATGTAATAGAAGAATATCGCAAAGAAAATTTATTATCGGATGCGGACTATAAGTCCTGGTTAAAGGAAGTTACTTCTGAGGCTGGGCAAGGTGTTACAAATGCTAAAGCATTAATATCATCAGCATTTAAATATGAAAAATATAAAGATATGCCAAGCGCCTATGCGGCAGCAACCACAATGCAATATCATGATTCAATGCTTGAGTTACGGAATTGGTTAGATGATGAAGGCAAAGGTTCAACCTATGCAGCAATAATAGATAAGGCAAAAAGTATTATTTCTAGTAACAAAGAAGATTTAACGCCAATTATTCAAGATCAATTTAATATGGAATACGCAGCAATTGTAAATCAATTAGTAGCCGCTGGGTATACAGAAGACCCAGACAATAGATTACAAAGCGTTTTGCAGTTTTTAAGAAGTCCAGAGATTGTAAAACAAATGAGTACAAATCCATTGTTATTAGGTTTTTATAGAGAAATGAGCAAATTTGCTCAAGAAGAAGGTATTAAATAATGTCGGATTATGAGCAAGAACAATACGATGAATTTGAGATAAAAAATATTCCACTGTTTAAACCAACTCCGCTTGGTGAAAATGTTGGCAAATCACCCGAAGAATTAAAAAATGTTATTACCGGGGCGCAAAAAAATCCCCCTATAGTTAACTCTGGGTTATTAGATGTATCTAAAGCGCTTACTGTAGGTGCAGCTAAAGGAGCAGAAGAAAGTTTTGGTGCCGCTGCTGATGTTCTAGGCGCAGCTGGTGATTTGTATGGTTACACCATGAAATCTTTAGGTTTTATGGATGATGATACTAATGTTGTTGGCGGAAGTGATTCAATTAAATCAGCGATAAATTCGGCTAATGAATTTTACAAAAATTATTTAGGTGGTGCTGAAGTTGATACCTATTTAAATGAGCAGTTACAGTATGAACCAACTATTTTAAATAATATTGCGGAAGTTATAGGGCAATTTGGGATAACAGCTGTTCCAGCTGCAACACTTGTTAAAGGTCTTACAACAGCAAATGCAGTAACAAGAGGATTTTTGTGGGGTGGTATTGCAGATTTTGCCTCATTTAATCCTAATGATGAAACTCTTGCTGTAATGCTTACTGAATATTTAGATGGTGCAACACCGGAAGAAAGAACAGCATTTGGTAATGTTATAGTTAATGCCTTACGAAAAAATGAGACTAACCCGGATATATTTAACCGTATGAAATCAATGGTTGATGGTGGGATTGCGGGTGGTGCTATGGAAGGTGTAGTCCAGGCATTAATATACACAGCAAAAAAAGTTCCCTGGCAGCAAATGATGCAGAAAATTGGTACAGATGCGCAAAGTCGATTAGACCAGGGCGGAACAACTTTATCTGCATTAGGTATTGGTGAAGTTGAAAAAGGCATTGACCAAATTCTGGCAAAACTTGCTCCAAAACAAGAAGAAAATATTGTAATAAATCGATTATCAAATTTAGAAAATAAATTAGTTAAAGATGCTGCAACTAAAAACAACAAAGTTTCAAATGCAATTTATACCCAGGGTAAAGATGAGATTTTAAGAGTAAAAAATAATTTTAAAACTCAAGATGGTTGGGAGCCAATAAATATCCATTTAAAAAGTTCCAAACCAGCATTTAAAATTAATAAAGAAGGTAAAGTAATTCCAAATTGGCAGTTAATACCCTGGTCATTTAATAAGCCAAAAGATAAAAGAATTTCTATTGAAAACCATAAGAAAAATTTAATTAATAAAACTTATTCTGATATTCAAGAACTCGCGCAAAGAGCAGAAAATGGTGATCAGGCTGCTATTGATATTATAAAACAAGCAAATTGGTATAGATCCATGCGCACAAAGTTAAGGCAAGAATTTGGAGGGCTTGGTGATGTTTTTGCAGATTTGTTAGGGGCTACATCAGCGCAAACTAATGTAAGGGCAAATTGGGATAATGCTCTTGAAATTTTAAGACAATATTCAAGAGGTGATTTTGATAAAGAAATAAATCTATTTAAAAAGCGTCTTGATGCTGGTGAAAAGGTTGATACTATAACCCTTCATAATCTTGATAAAGATGTAAATGATCCTTTCCAATTAATAAAAGATGCATCAGGCAAATTATTTAATGCAAATAGTCCAGCTGCAACCGGAGCATTACTTGATTTATTTAGACAAATTAAAGCGGGCAAATCACCTAAAACAATTAATTACGCTGGCAATTTAATTGGATTTACTGAAGAGGCTACTATTGATGTTTGGGCGGCAAGATATTTAAGAAAAATTGCTGGATATGATCGTATACCGCCGGTTGCCCAGCAAGCGGTTAGCGGCAAACATTTAACACAAAGTACGTTTGATAATCCGGTAATAGGGGCAGAGTTTAATTTTGGGCAAGAAGTAATTAGAGATGCAACAGCATTAATAAATAACGATGCTAAAGTTATGAATATTATTTCAAATGTTGATGAAAATATTTCAAATCTAAATCCTGATGATATGCAAGCAGTATTGTGGTTTTTAGAAAAAGAGAATTGGACTAAAAATGGTTGGACAAATAAAGCTGGAGAGGCTGGATCGTTAGATTATGAGTCTTCTTTAGCTGGTATTGCTGACAGAGAAAGAGTTAATGAGTTAAGGCAAATTATTGATAGTAAAGATAGTACTGATGAGGCAAGAGCATTAGCTACTAAAGAATTAGAAGAGATGGCTACACCTCTTGATAGGACAGTTGTAGGTATTACCAGGCAAAGAGAGGAAACACCAACTAATTTAGAAATGCAAGAACTGTCAAATGAACTAACTGACGTTATATCTAATGATGAAAGTGTTGCAGCTTACCAGGCAAATAATACTTATGGTGAATTTGCGGGAGAGCCGGAAAGAGCGTTGAATGTAGAAATAATTACTAATGAAAAATTTAATGATATTCCTTTAAAGAATAAAGTTGCTGAACTTGGTCGTAAATATGATCAAGATGCAGTTTTTGTTTCAAAAGTTGTTTCAGCAGATACACCAAATGCCTTGCCTGGAGTAGAGGTTTATTTCCGATCAACTCAAGGTGTTGATTTTATCCAAAAAATAACCACCTTATTAAGGGAAAAAGGTATTGATGGATTTACTTTTATTACGGATGCAAGACAATCTGATCAAATAAATGTTCAAGCATTAGGAAATACTGAAACAGCTAATTTAACCGGTTTTAGGTTTCAATATATACCTAATTTTGATGATTCTTTTGATGGAACTAATCTTGCAATAAGAAGTGAAGAAATGGAAAATTTATTTGATGAGGTTGTAAATGATCTTAGTCAAATGAATGAAATTTCTTTTGCAAATATGACGTATTATGATACAAATGTATATGTGAACCGGGATAGACCTGGAACGGAGTGGATAAATGGCGGAACAAGTTACGAAGAGCAAATTGGAACTACGATTGGAGAAAGCCAAGCAAAAGGGGCAGACTTTCGTGGTACAACAGCTGCAACGACAGATAGCGGCGGAGAAATCGGGAATGTCAGCCAAACAGATGTATCTGACCGGATCGGTAAAACGGAATCAGCAACAAGCGCTGAACTAAATCAAAATATTGAGGTAACTCCACCAAGTGGTAATACTCCTGGTGTAATTGCTTATCATGGGTCAGGCGCCGATTTTAATCAATTTAAAATAGAAAAAGTTGCCAGCGGAACCGGGCGTACATTCTTTGGCCATGGTATTTATTTTAGCAGTAAAAAAGATGTTGCAGAACATTACAAAGCAATGCGCCAGCAAGATATTTACGATAATATTGGTAAAGAGACAGAAGGTGTTGGCTATAAAGTTAATTTAGATGTTAGCGATGATCAATTAATAAACATGGGTATGAAATTAAATGAACTTCCACAAAAAGCGCAAGACGTTTTAAGAAAATATTACGATGAATATAATCTAGATGAAAATAAATTAGTTGTAGATTTACTGAGCAAAATGCCAAATAACCCATTGGGTAAAAATTATAGAAAATCAATAATTTTAACTTCTGAATTGGAAAATGCCGGTTATAAAGGTTTTAAAGATCCTGGTAATGATGGTATGCCAGGCACTGACAGAATGGGAAGACATAAATATGTTAAATTACCAAATGATACTATGTTTGTAATATTTGATGATAAAACCATAAAAATATTAGAGAAATTTGGAATTGTTGGGGCGGTATCATTAACGCCATTAATATCTAACAAAAATAATTCCTAAATGCCCTGAAATGAAGTAATATCTATATATAGTTAGGGCTATATATAGCTAGTCAATTTATACCTGGATTTCTTCCAGGTTTTTTTTTAGGAATTTATGTTACCAACAGATCAAGCGCGCGATGCTCTAAGCCAAGGTGGTGTAACTGCATTTGCGGATAAAAATCCGCATTCGCAAGAATATACACAATATGCGAGTCTTATTAAAAATATTCTCAAAAAAACTTTGCCTTTAGATAATGTAGCTACAGAAACTGATGGCGTAGCTGGTAGAGTGCCGGAACCAGCAACCGAGGCTATAATGCCTTCTGGTGTATCGTATTCACAAACCCAAGAAGGCTTATCACCACAAATGCTTTCTGAAGGTGGTTTAGAACGGTTCCAGGCAGCTGGTGGAGATGCGCAAATTGCAACTAATTTGCCAACTGATCCAACAGAATTGTCTGCGGCTATGGCAACAGCTGAAAAAACATCTGATGAAACACTGACAGAAACAGCACAAAAGGCTGTTAACGATTTTGATACCGGTGCTTTCCCAGAAGGGGATGCGCTAGATGTTTTTGAAATGTTTGTTAATAGAGGCGCCTTAATCCAAACGGATGAAGGAATAGATTTTAATTTTAACAAATTTGAGAGTGGTGAAGAAATACTTGCAGTAGTAAATGCTGTTAGTGAAGTTATTGCTAATCCTACAGAGGCTGCAAAAAGAGGGATAAAAACAAATAAAGAAACTTTAGAAGTTGCGCAGCAAAAACTAGCTGATGAAATAGGGTTTACCAAACAGATTTTAAAAATGAAATCGGGCGATTTATTAAAAGCTGAAGATATGACAGCTTTAAGAATAATGCTCCAAAAATCTGCTGAAAATTTATCTAATGTTGCTAAAGAAATTGAGGCTGGTGATGACAGTTCGATAACATTATTAAAATTTAGAAAATTAATGTCTGTTCATGCTGGATTGCAAATGAAAGCAAAAGGAGCGCAAACAGAAATTGCCAGGGCATTACAAAGTTTTCAAATACCAGTAGGTGCTAGAACAAATGTTGATGCAGCCGAGGCTGTAACTCAGATGCTCCAGGATGGTGGAGGAGTAAACCACACAAAAGGATTAGTAAAAGGATATTTAAAGGCTTTAGAAGGTGGTCAAGCTAATGCTAATAAATTTGTGTATTCTGGATGGGATAGTAAAGCAAAAGGTGTGTTTCATGAGATCTATATTAATGGAATGCTTGCTTATCCAAAAACACAATTAAAAAACGGTTTTGCTACGCCTATTTGGATGGCTTATAATCAATTGGTTGATTTAAGTATTGCCGTTGCTGGTAAAGCCAGAAAACAATTTGATAAAGATTATTTTGAAACTATTACTTTTGATGATGTTGCAGCTAGATGGCATGGATTTAGGCAATCAATAGCTGATGCATGGGTAGTAGCAAATAAAAGTTTTGCAACAGAGGTTCCAGCTGACCAGGCATCAAAAATAGAATTTAATCAATATAAACAAATTGATTCAGAAAATTTAAGGATTGCTGGCGCATACGGTAAAGGTGTTGATTGGTTCGGCAAAATGATCCGTATACCAGGAAGATTATTAACGGCGGTTGATGACTTTTGGCGTGTAGTAAATTCTAGGGGTGTTCTTTATGAAGAGGCTCATAGAAAAGCACGGCAAACTTTGGCTAATGGTGGAACAGACCAAGAGGCGGTTGATAATGCGATGATGGTCTTATTAGATCCTCGTTCTGTAAGTAAAGAAATGGATGCTGCTGCAAGGTATGCAACTTTAACACAAGATTTACCACAAGCATTAGGCGCTTTAACAAGAGTTGTTCAAAAAGATTTTTTTGGTCGATTAATTTTGCCTTTTGCAAAAGCACCAACAAACGCCATAAGAATGGTTGCTGATGGTCATCCTTTATGGGCGGCTCTTCGATTAACTACACCAAATGGCAGAAAATTACTATTAGGCTCCCCTGACGTAGACCCAAAATTGACAGATAGGGCAAGAGCAAGATTAGCGATGGGTACTGCTACAATGTACTATTTTTATAGTTTAGCGCAAAACGGTCGAATGACCGGCGCTATGCCAAGTGATCAAAAAGTAAGAAATATGTTGCCTCCAGGATGGCAGCCATACAGTTTTGTTTTTAGAGGCAAAGACTTCCCAAAAGATGAAGATGGGGATTTTCTTCCAATATGGGATAAATACGGCAATCCTAATGGGAAATTATTATATGTAAATTATTCGGGATTAGAGCCGGTATCTGCATTTTTAGGAATTAGTGCTGATACAGCAGAAAGAATGAGAAGAATTTCTGATCCAGCTGAAAGAACAAATTTTATATCTGCCTCTGGGATGGCAACATTTAATTATTTTAAAGAATTACCTTTTTTACAAGGCATGGGAGAAATTTTTGCTGCAATAGAATATGAAGACCCATCAATAATTTATAGGTCACCAATGCAATCAACATTGGGTGTTTTGCCAATGCCGTATAGCGCGGTTGTGAGAAACGTAGATAAATTACAAGATCCAACTTACAAAAAAGTATCTAATGATCTTCAATATTATTCTATAGAAGATGTTCAAGCTATGTATGATAAATCTTTAGAAGAGCGTTATCCTTTAGATGAGGTTCCATATCATTTAGTTGGAACAGTAAAAGACTATTCTCATTCACAATTTTTTCAGCAAGAATTTATAAATCTTTGGCGTAATCAAATGAAGAATAATCCCTGGCATGAGGAAAATGTTACGGATTATCAATATCGATACGATATGTTAGGTCAAAAAATTGAAAGTAGTGTTCCTTATAGTGTTAATCCGGTAGCAGCCTTATGGAACAGCATGACTCCATTTAAAATATCGCGCAGCGAAGAAATGCCTGAATGGCATAAGGAGTTAGTAAAGTTAGGCGCGCCATTAGCAGTTGAGAAGAAAACTATGCATGGCATTAGTTTGCCTAAATATTTTCGTGGTGAATTAAACCAGGTTGCAAAAAATGAAGTTGTCCTTCCCGCTTATGAAGGTATGCCGCCGCAAACATTTCGTAAAGCCCTTGAGACACTTTTAGGAAGTGTTGATTTTTTAACATCAAAAGATGAAGACCAGGTGAGAAAAATTAAAAAACTAGAAAACGCTTTTTATCAACAAGGGTTTGAAATTCTTTTGTTTAAAGAAGAAAACAAAGACATTTTACAAGCCTACACAGAAAAAAAATTAGTTAAGGAATATGCTCAGTGACAATATCATCAACTACCACTACAGCAACCGGAACCGGAAATGGATCAACACATTCTTATGCCTATGGGTTTAAGATTTTTGCTGATGCAGATCTTGAGGTTATTATAAGAACTACAGCAACCGGAACGGAAACAGTAAAAACTTTAAATACACATTATGTTGTTACAAATGCTGGTAGTGATAGTGGCGGTAATGTTTTATTTAAATACAATACCGGAAATAATTCTGATGCGCATTATTCTGCTAGTGAATATAGAC